CCGCTACAGCAACCAAGTTGCTAGACAGATTGTTACGAATTACAACAATGTAATTTTAGATTTAACAAATAAATTGGCAACTATTGATGAAGTAACAGCACCAGCTACTGTCGCAAGAATAAGGGCTATGTTGGTACAGATGAAAGAAAGTCTTGAGAGTTGGTCAAATGCAAGTTCTGTTTATTTGGCAGATGAACTACAAGGCTTGGCTGTATTTCAAACAGAATTTGTAAAAGACCAGCTTGAGAGAGTTTTACCAAAAGGTGCTGTTGGTGTTAATACTGTAAAAATATCGCCTACCTTTGCGCAAAGTGTTGTCTTTACTGACCCTACAGAAGTAAACATTTTAACACTACCTACAGATTTAGAATCTACTGTGCAGAGAACATTTGCACTTACGGCGGCAAAAGGTTCTGCAATTACTTTACCAAGTGGTCAGGTTGTTGCCAAAGCGTTTCGTGGTATATCTACAAAACAAGCAGAACTTATATCAAGTCAGATACGTATTGGTATTACCGAGGGCGAATCAATACCAAAGATTGCGAAAAGGTTGCGGGGTAGATTGCAGTTTGGTGCAAACCAAAATATGACAGCAAAAGCACAAAGACTTGCTGGTGGTGATGGTATGCGACTTGCAAATACACAAGTAATGACCATTGTTCGTACATCTGTTAACCAAGTACAAAATGCTGTCAGCCAAGCATCCTATGCAGCCAACCAGGATGTAACACAGAGATATGAATATGTTGCAACTTTAGATGCAAGAACAAGTAAAATCTGCGGAAGTCTAGATGGCAGAATTTTTAAATATAACGAAGGTCCATTACCACCACAGCATTTTAACTGTAGATCAACCACTGTACCAATTATTGATGATGAAGATTTGCGCAGACGTTTTCCAGACACTAGACCAAGTGCCACAGGTAGAGTACCGCAAGATACTAACTATGCCACATGGTTAAAAGATAATCCGTCAATACAAGATAAGACTTTAGGCAGTAAAAAGAAATTTTTTAATTATTTGATTGATAAAAAAAGAAAAAGTCCAAGAGAGGCTTTGCGATTAATAATTAAAGATGATGGAACAGAGCTAACATTAAAGAAGTTAGCTGAAAAATATCCAAATGCCACTTAAAAAAGGGAGACAACCAAAGACAATTACAGGCAATATAAGGCAACTTATACAGGAAGGTTATTCAAGAACCCAAGCTGTTGCTATTGCTTTGTCAAAAGCTGGTAAGAAAAAGAAAAAAACAAGACGGAAAACAAAATAAAAGATATCATATTAATAGTTGCTTATTAAAACCATGCCAATGGGAAAAGGTACCTATGGTACAAAGGTCGGTAGACCACCAAAGAAAAAGAAAAAAAAAGGCGGTAAGAAGTAGTGGCAAAAACATTAGCTGAAAAATTGTCTGAAGCCAAAAAGTCTAAGACAACAAAACCTAAAAAAGATGCGAAAGCTAAGAAAGGTTCCTAAGGACAAAAAAACTGGCATACCTAAAAAGTACTTGTCAGGTTCAAAAAATAAATCTGCAAAGGCTGCTGAAATAAAAAGAACAGCAGAGCTTTACAAGAAAGGTGCTTTTATTGATGTAAAAGCAGTACAAAAATCAAGGGTCGCCCAAGATGTCACAAAAAAGCAGAAGAAAACCTCTAAGCGAAAAAGTAAAAAGTAGCTTAAAGAAAAAAGCAGAAGGAACAAAGTTTAAATATGGCGAGCTTGCTGCTGTTTATAGAAAAGGGCAAGGTGCATATCTTTCTTCAGGTTCAAGAAATGTTCCAATGGCTGCATGGGCTATGGGTCGGGTAAATAGTTATATGAGAGGAGATAAAGCAAGAACCGTTGACATGGCTATTTATAAAAGGTATAGAAAATAATGGCGATACAAAAAGGCGGGCATACTTTTTCGGGTGTAGATAAACCAATACGAACACCAGGCCATAAAAGTGGTAAAAGCCATGCTGTTGTTATTAAAAAAGGAGATGGATATAAATTAATTAGATTTGGTATGCAAGGTGCAAAAACAAAACCACCTAGAAAAGGCGAGTCAGAAGCAGATAAAGCAAAAAGAAAAAGTTTTAAGGCTAGACACGCAAAAAATATTGCAAAAGGTAAAACAAGTGCTGCATATTGGGCGGACAAGGTCAAATGGTAAATTTAGTGATATATTAATTTTTAAAGGCTACGCTTTAATTTATGTCTGAAGAAACCAAAGAGGTGGCTACGCCGCCAACACCAAACAACACAGAAGTTGAACAGTTAAAAGAATCAATAAAAAAACTAGAGGCTAAAAACTACGAACTCATTGGAAAGCTACAAAACCAGAAAAAGGACACTAAAGTTCCTGAGGACTATGAGTCTTTGTTAGCGTTTAAACAAAAACACGAACGAGAACAGCTTGAGAGTGAAGGAAAATACACAGAAGCTACACAAAAACTTGAACAGCAATATAGAGATAAATCTGCTGAAGACAAAAAAAAGATTGAAGAATTAACCATAAGGAATAGGGAGCTTGAACTTATTGCCCCTGCAATGCAAGCCTTATCTGAAATAACCCACGACCCAGAGTTGGTTTTAAATAATCTTGTACCTAAAGACCAAATACAGATTAAAGAAGGCAAGCCAGTTGTGGTTGATGGGTATGAACAACTACCAGTGCAAGAATATGTAAAAAACAAATTAGAAAAAGAAAAACCATATCTGTTAAAAAATAAATTACCAACTGGTGGTGGTGCACCAATATCGAGACCTTCTAGTGAAAATTTTTCTGAAGATATGTTAAAACCATTCTTAAAAGCATCAGAAGATATTACAGAACAAGGACGTATTTTTAAAACATATGGAAAAGAAACTTGGCAAAAGTTGAGAGATATTGCAAAAACACGTTAGTATATAATTATTAGGCAAAGTTACGCTAAGCCAAAATAGGGTTACGCCCACACCGTAAAATTTATTCGTGAACAAATGGCAGTTCTAAGGAGTGATTTAATCATCCCAGAGATATTTACGCCTTATGTCATTGAACAGACCACTCAAAGAGATTCATTTCTCGCAAGCGGTGTGGTCGCACCAATGGCAGAGCTAAATGCAACAGAGGGTGGTGATTTCGTAAATGTACCTTTTTTCTCCGCAAACTTAAGTGGCGATTTTGAGGTTCTTTCAGATTCTTCTTCATTAACACCAGGCAAGATCAGCACTGACAAACAGGTTGGGGTTATCTTACATCGTGGTCGTGCGTTTGAATCTCGTGATTTAGCAGCACTTGCATCTGGGGCAGACCCAATGGCAGCAATCGGACAAAAGATTGGTGCATATATTGCTAACCAAAGACAAAAAGATTTACTTGCTTGTCTTGATGGAGTATTCGGTTCAATAAATGCTAACGACAGCAACTCTGCTTTCTTTGGCCTTACTATTGATTCTGAATCAGGTGATACACCAACTGGTCTTTCTCCAAAGCACGTTGCCAAAGCAAGATCAATACTTGGCGATCAAGGCGACAAGTTAACAGCAGTTTGTATGCATAGTAAGGTTTACTACGATCTCGTTGAGAGAAAAATGGTTGACTATGTTCTTGCATCTGATGGAAACGGCGGTTCTGCAACAGCATCTGGTGGTACTATTGCCCCTGCATATGCTGGTGGAAACGATACTGTTCCAACATACTGTGGACTAAGAGTTATTGTTTCTGATGATGTTTCTACCACAGGGTCAGGGTCATCAACTGAGTACAGTACATATTTCTTTACTGCTGGCGCAGTAGCTAGTGGAGAGCAAGCTGGTCTAACAACAGAGACAGACAGGGACATCCTGGCAAAATCTGATGCTATGGCTATTGACCTTCATTACACATATCATCCTGTTGGTTCTAAATGGGCAGTTACAACTGTTAACCCAAACAGAACACAACTTGCAACCGTAGCAAACTGGTCGAAAGTCTACGAGACAAAGAACATTGGTATCGTTAGGGCAACCAACGTATCAACACAAGACTAAAGGTAATTAAATCATGCCAAGTTTATTTGAGGTTACTGCTGGTAAGTTAACTGGACCAACAAAAGGCGGTACAGTAACTCAAGCAACCAGCAAAAGTACAGGTGTAACTCTTAATACAGAGTCTGGTCAGATTACTATGAACAACGCAGCTTTGGCTGCTGCTGCTGAAGTATCATTTACAGTAACTAATAGTGAAATTGCTGCAACAGATGTTGTAGTAGTTAACCATGGTTCAGGTGGTACTGCTGGTAGTTACCTTGTAGCTGCAAACACTATTGCTGCTGGTTCTTTTGCAATCACAGTTTCTAATGTTTCTGCTGGTTCATTAAGTGAAGCCATTGTTATTAACTTTGTTGCACTAAAGGGTTCATCAAGTTAATGGGAATGTTCGCTTTTAAGCGTATGAGAGAACGTGAGGCTGCCAAAGTGGTAGTCTCTGTTCCCTCTAAAAAAAAGAAATCCAAAGTAAAAGAAAATGGCAATCACAATAGACGCAACAGTGGGGGGAGCATCAGCAAACAGTTACATAACTCTGTCTGATGCAAACGGTATAGTAGAAGGCCTTATTGCAGATGATGATGTTGTTGCTTGGGATAATTCATCAACAGATAATAAAAACAGAGCTTTATACACTGCTGCGGTTAGGGTTGACCGAGAAAGATTTTTAGGAGCAAGGGTAACTAATACACAAGCATTACAATGGCCTAGACAAGGCGTAAGGAAACCAGACACTTATATAAATACATATTCAATAGGTTTCCCTTTCCGTATATCAACAGATTATTTTGCGGAAACAGAAATACCAGAACAAGTAAAAAAGGCACAAGTTATTCTTGCTGTTTATTTAAATAATAATCGTGACGGATTAGGATTAAGTGGCCTAGAGGATTACAAAACTGTTAAGCTTGGTAATATAGAAGCAACACCAAATTTTTATGGTGCTGTAG